TTAAGATACTCAATTATTCAATTTTAGCAATTACAGCCGGTATTGCAACCGCAGCCATAAGCGTAAGCGTTAGGATTAGACACAATATAAGCTGGAATAGCTGTAGGATTTACAGAGTTGACAATCTGCTGTGTCTGTGCTGTCATTGCAGTAGTCAGAAGCGCATTCTGTCTATCCTGTGAAGCAGAAAGTTCAAGTTTTTGCACCTTATCTCTCAAATCCGCATTTTCTTTTGCACATAAGTAATCAAGAATTGCTCTAGTGCCGGCATTCTGATTATCAATGATATCCCTTGTGTTGTTATTCATTGTGTTCTGCAATGCGCAAGTATTCGTTGCCATATTGTAGTTTACACCCTGGATAGCTTCACGGGTATCGCAGCAGCACTGTGCTAACTGCGCCTGTAAAGCGTTAGCATTCTGCATTCCTGCTACGGTGTCGGCATTGATAGCCTGTTGGATGCCATAGCCAGTCTGTAAAATGTTGGTATTTACGCCATTAAATCCGGTAAGCATACCGTTGTTTACAGCGTAGAATCCGTCACACAGACCGTTGTTGATTCCGTCCAGTTTACCGATGATAGACTGGGTGTCGAACCCTCTTTGCAATGCAGAATCGGTGTAGTAACTGGAATTAGAGCCATTACCGCCCCATCCATTACCGCCCCATCCGCCAAAAGCGAAGAAAAGGACGAAAATAATAATCCACCATGCACCATCGTCACCCCATGCACCGTTGTTTCCATATCCGCTGTTGGCAGGCATAACAGGCATGGTAAAGGGAGTATTGTTACTCTCAAACATAATTTTTACCTCCATATAAGATTTTTTATACTTAATCTTGCAAGAATTTAGTATCTACTTCATGGGAAATTGACGCTTGAATTTTTCAAATTCTGAATCAAAATCCATACCACGTTCCTTGGCAATATTTCTTCCTAACTGCTCTACTCCGGCAAAATCTCCTTTTTGAGCCATACCCATTATATTTTTAGCCATAGGGTTAGACATGATCTGGCTGTTCCCCATCATATTTTGGATAAACTGCCGGGGACTTCCCATTCCTCTAAGCATCTGCATAGGATTCATCATATTCATTCTGCATCATCCTTTCTTTGCGATTGTGGAGTTTTTCTTTGCGATTGCGAAGATTTCAACTGCTCAATCTTTTGCTCCAGTTCATCGAAACGCTTCATAAATACCGCTGTGGCTTCGTCTGATAGGTCAAATTTCGCCTTTTCTGTGTCAGACGGTAAACTATTAGGGTCTGCATCTAAAACAGGCTTGTAGAGCCTTGTATAGATTTTCCCATCTGCTCCCCAAGATTTAGCATAGATCTCCGACAAATCCTGCTTGGGAAAGAATGCTGTGTTGCCATCCATAGGAACCTCATTCGGTGCTATGCACTCTTGCGTCGGTACAATACGACCGTACATCTGTACTGCGTTTTGCTGTGGCTGTTGCATAAACTGCTGTGGTTGGAATTGTTCCTGTTGTGGCATAAACTGTCCGTACATAGGTGTTCTATACTGCGGATTGAAATAGTTCGGATTCATAATCGGCTGCGGCATGGCTGTTTTCCCTTTCTTCCATTGATTCTATCTGTTTCGCAATTTCAACTTCATCAAGTGTCTGATATTTCGGCTTGTTCATAAGTCCCAACGGACTGAAATTCATAAGCATTACCCGTTTCTCCTAAAACTTCCTCGATCACATGAACCATGATTGATTGATACTTAATCGGCACTTCCCTTGTACGTTCTTTGCTGAATATATGTTCCAGTGTTTCATCTGAAAATTTGAATTTTCCCATAAGGTCATCCCTCCTTATGATTAAATTTTGGCATAAAAAAAGAGAGTGAAAATATCATTTTCCTCTCGTTAAAATATCATTTGCATAAGGCTTTTCTATGTACCAATCATGTACCAATTTTTATTAAATTATAAAGAATTATGTTAAATTACGTTAAAGACTAAAATGTCGAAAATACTGATAAACACTGCATCTGTAAGGTTTTGTAAGATTATAAGAAAATACGTGAAATATGGCAAAATATAACGATACCTAATTTCATATTTTTCCATCACCTCTTAAATGCCTTGATTTTACGGCATTTCTTTCTTTGAAATTTGTATTTATGTACCAATTATGTACCACTTTAGATCAAATTACTTTCAAAGCATCTGCAACCATACTTATTTCTTTCTGCTTCTGGTCGTCTGTTGTGTGCACATAAAGATTCATTGTTATGCCTATATTTGAGTGTCCCAAAAGTGTCTGTAATGTTTTTGGCATCATTCCTGCTTCAATACATCTCGTTGCAAAAGTATGTCTTAATATGTGCATTGCAATTTTTCGTATACCTGCTTTTTCACATACTTTAAAAAGCATCGTGTCGTATGTGCTATTTTTAACTGGCGTACCTTTTCTACAAACGAATACTGCATCTTTCCACTCCAAAGATATAAAAGGCAATGACTGATTTTTCTTTTTCTGTAATTTCAACAATCGAATTGCTTCATCTGTCAATGGAATAGTACGATACCCAGATTTACTTTTCGGTTCTCCTTTTCTCCACTCTTTAGTAGAATGTCGGTACTCCATAGTTTTAGAAATAGTCATTGTTTTTTTGCAAAAATCAATATCTTTCCATTCCAACCCAACCATTTCACCTGTTCTTAATCCTGTTTGTAATATAAAAAGATATTGATATTCATAAGGGCAACCAACTATTTCATGGCAGAATTTCTTTTGCTCTTCAATAGTAAGTGCTTCTTTCTTTTCCGACGGTTTTCCTATGTCGTACTTTACCATTTTAGTACATGGGTTTTTAGAAATTATTTCATTTTGATAGGCATAATCAAGCATATTATAAAGTGCTATCCTTGCTTGATATATTGTAGTGGTCTTATAACCGTAATCTGACATATTGTTCATAATTTGTTGACAATGCATTGTGTTTACTTCTTTCAGCAACTTATGTCCTATAACAGGAGCAATGTTTTTAATATATCTTTCTCTGTAATTTCTTACCGTATTCGGTCTTACTGTTTTCTCTTTTATAGAAATCCAGTAATCGTACCATGCGTTTACAATCATGTCTTGTGGAAAGTCAATATTGCTATGCGCATCCGAATACTGGTTATCTGCAAGCCACTTTTGACAATCTTTTACCTTTAAAAATAATTTTTGAATACGCTTTCCATTTTTTGAAGTGTATCTTCCCACATAATATCCGTCTTTTCTTTGACTTATTCCTTGTCCCAATTCCTTTCCTTTTAGGTCTTTCCCCAAAACTTTACACTCCTTTCCAATTATGAGAAAAGCCTTATGCAATCTGATATTTTATCACATAAGGCTTTAATTGTCTACAATTCCACATTATCAGAGATAAACTTTTCAAATTCTTTGCGCTTTATTAAACGTTTTTTCCCTACAAAAATTACAAAATTGCATCTTGGATTGTTGGAAATTTCTCTGATTTTATTTATTCCTATATTGCTGTATTCGGCAGCTTCATCAAGTGTTAGTGTTACTTTTTCCCATACAGGAACTGTTTTATTCAAAACTTCTTCACCTCCGATTTTATCTTTTATACTTTTTACTCTTCTATTTACTGTTGCTATTGGAAGAAAAGTTTTTGCAGATATCTGCTCTAAACTCTTACCTCGTGCAAGCAACCAAAACACTTTCTCTTCCTCTTCCGTGAAATTGGCGTTCCGGAAGATTTCTTCAAGTTCTGGCTTAGTCAGTTTTGACAACTTCATAAGCCATTCTCCTTCGCTAAATTTCAGTTTTGTTGTGTAACGTTACACATAATTACACAAATAATCAACCAAACAATTTCCGAAATGCGCAATCAGAAGAACTTATAACCCTGTCCCAGTCAAGTTCACATTTGCAGTAAGGACAGCAGGCATATTCCCGGGCAACTCCCATGCCGCATTCCACACAGCGGAAATCTTCGTCTACTCTGTTTCCTGCACTGTCATACGTTCTTGCCACGCTCTCCGGTGCTGATACCTTAACAAGCCGTATTCTTCTTCTCATACCTCACCTCCGATAAATATACATCCAGCGCCTGCCGGATCACCCAGGAGATAGGTCTGTCCTGCTGCCGGCAGTAATCCATTAATCTCTCATACTGCTCTGGATCCATGCTGATATCCTTTCGGATGTTCTTCTTACCTTCTTTCTTCGGTCTCGCCATACCTATCTCCTTTCGTTACACAATTTTTCCGATATTTCAGTTTAGATGTTCATAACACCAGACTTCCATCCTGCTTTTTTAGCCTCTTCTGAAAGAATCTCATTTTCTTCAGCTATAGCCATTTTTCTTTGTTGTTTTTCTAAACAATATATTGATAAAATTTCATCCACCAACTCATTAATACTACATAGCATATCTCCGTCAACCTCTTCGGTTCGTTCTGCATCATTTAAAATATTTTTTATATCTTCTGCACATTCATGTATTTTTCTCATACAAATGCCTCCATAAATCTTAATATTTCAGTTTACCTAAGCATTCGACACTATCTCTTTGACCTTTTTCTCGTAAAATTCATCCGAAATATACTTATTTCCGTAAGGGAATTCGCTGTCGGTCAGAACAGCATAGGCTTCCGCCCAAGACAGACCTCCTCTGGCTGCTAATCTGTCTAATGTCTGACCGCAGTGGTTTTTTAATGCCTGCTCTTCATGCGGTTTGATAATATCATAGGGAATGTATTCTTTTCCATTTTTCGTCATAATTGGGAATTCTTTCATACTGCTTCTTTCCTCCAATTCTTCCGGACTGTATTTTCGATAGCTGATTCCGTAATTTGTAAATCCACCGGACTGATATGTTATAAGTCGTGACATTTTATACCATCTTTCAGTTTAATCAAATCTCTTATCGTATTTTTCATCTTCTACAAGGTCAACATCTGTATAATTATCAAGGCATTTCTCATAATGCCCCTCTTGCTTAGTAATTCCTGAATATGTTTCATACGGATTAGGAAGATTATGTTTTTTACAACATTCATAGCAGATTACAAAACTTCTAGTTTTTTCTCTATTTCCATACGGTTCATTATCTGTATGATACCTTGCAAAATTTTGAAAAGGTGTCATAGACAGTAGCGCTGCTGTTCTATCACAATCCTTACCACAAAAATCACATATAGCGTGTATCATGCTCATTACCTCTCTTTCTACGCTAAATCCTAAGACTTTAAGACCAAAGTTCCATTATTCCTTTCGACAGTATCCATTAAATGCATTGCTGCGTTTAGTGACTCCTTCTCTGCCAGAGATAATTCATCTGCAAACTTATCAAATATGCAGGAAAGATTATTTATATGCTCCCGTGTTTCCGCATTATATATTTTCATCCTATTCCTCCACTAAATCCTAAGTTACATACTTAATTTCTTACCTTATCCAGGTATTCCTTGCATTTCCGATACACTTCCGGATCAAATTCTTTCCGTTCGTGTTCATACGCACTGTATTCCGCAGGATCGCATCCGGCAATCTGTGCCATCTTAAACATGGACACTTTCGCATCTCTTCTGAGTGCTGCAATGTAGCCTGCATAAATCCCTTTGTCTCCGTTGGCTGACTGTATTCTTTCCATTTCCTGAATATCTTTCTATGCAGATGCTTCCATTATTTGCTTTATATCACATTCTTCGTTGTGGCAACCATAAAGGCAACCGTGGATTCCATTCTTTCCATCGAAAAAGCCAACCACATATTTCGTTGGTTCCTTGCAATCATTACATTTTGCATTTATAACCATCTCACTTCATCTCCTTCTTATTTCCCCCGTATTACCGGGGGATTTTAACTTGCTTTTGAGTTGTTGAGTGGGAACTCAAATAGAAACTCAAATTTTTTAGTTCCTGATTTCACTTTCTTGCTCAATATTTAAGTTTTTGAACATTGCACACATCACATCAACCACGATGCTGTTACCAAACTGCTTGTAAAGCTGTGTGTTGCTGTTGACCGCTGCCATCTTGGAGATATCTTCATCAGATACTCCCATCAGACGTCCGCATTCTCTCGGTGTCAGCTTTCGGATACGGTACTGTGTTGCAATGTGGCTATTTGCATACCCATGTGTGCCGGCTACAAAATTAGCTGTTATGCCATTATCAGGATTTCTGCCACTCATGGCAACTATACACATATTGTCCTTATGTGCCCCTATCCCTTTGTAATACCGTGATGTTACCGTACTCGCTGTTGGTGTATCGACATCACATATTTTGGCATTATCAAGGCTATCTAAATAACCATCCGGCATTTTATCTAATTTGTATGGAACCTGATTTTCCACAATTACTTTTGGCTCTTTATTACCACCTTGCATTGTACTCAATGTTGGACTACACCCCCCCCACATCATAAATTCTGTTAGTGCTTTCAAATTTGCTTTCAAGTGAACCTATAACTTTAACTTCTTGCATTCAACCACTCCTGTATTTAATGATGCATATTTTCCTATTGTATTTCCATCTTTTGAAATATGAGACAAAATGCAATTAGCAATAATCTTTTCTTTTGGATTGTTAATTGACAAATCAACCGCTTTCAACAACACAGTTTCCTTCTGACCGTAAGTTGCTAATTCCTGCGTCATATCTTGCAGTGATGCAGTTTGCAAAGTCTCTCTGTTGTGGATTGCAGATTGTTCCGTCAATGCAAGTCTGCTATGCTCTGTTCTGCTCTCAGTATTGTGCTGTGGCAGCGTTCCGTTGTCAATAAGCTGTTTTATTAGCTTTTCAGCCTTTTCATTTTTGATGTAATACTTCTCGTCAACATTATCTTCAAGGTAATCTTTCAACTTCTTTTTCAACGGTATCGGCTGTGGAAAATGGTAGTTATATTCTCCCAAAAATGAAAACATGAAGCATCTTTCACGGTTCTGCGCCACTCCGTAGTTCTTTGCGTTTAAGTCCTGCCAGTAACTTACATATCCAAGACTTGTCAGAAAATCGATCCAGTTTTGAAAATCTACCATGTTTGCATCGGCATGGACTTGTGGCACGTTCTCCATGAACAGAATCTGCGGTAACTCACCTCCACCATCTCTTATCTCTTTCAGAATCCGTTCAACTTCCCACAAAAGACCGGACCGTGTTCCACTACCTTTTTTCATTCCTGCTTGCTTCCCGGCAACAGATAAATCAGTGCACGGAAACGAGTAAGTAAGTAAGTAAGTAAAGGCTTCAGTATCGCAGATATTCAAATCATCCGCATGAACCTTTGTTATGTCCATTGTAGGAAAATCTGTGCCATGCACCGCATTGTAGCTTGCTACGGCATACTTATCAAACTCAACAACTCTGTAATGCTCAAATTTTGCACCGATTCTTTCCAGTGCCATTGCCTGCGAACCATATCCGGCAAACAGTTCTATCAGCCTTATAGGCTTTGTAATACGTATCGGTTCACGTATCATGTCAAAAATGCTCATCTGATTCTGACATTCGTAATCAAACTTGTCTAAATCACTCATTTTTAATCGGAGTAAAGACGTCTTTCACGCTGGCCAGCAAACCTCTTACTCCTTTCTGATTTATTTAACTACTGTCTCACTCTGCTCCTTGTACATCCTGCCCGCCATCTGCACCAGATAGTGCTGTAATGCTTCATCCACGCTGACACGATGCTTGGTACAGTAGCGGTCAACGTACCGCTTAAAGTCGTTATTTTTTTGATAAAGTACTTCATATTCATCAAACTTAACCTCGATATTTTCAATGTTGGTACAATCAACTCGTTCCATCTGCATCACACTCCTTCCGGCTTCTCGCACCGTTCAAATTCGATAACCCACACCCACGGATTAGCTCCCCAACCGTAGCGGTCAATGTCGGATTTTTTTACAGTTGAATCCCATAAGATCTCAAACTTCTCTAAACTAAAATCATGATTTCTATTTAAAGTTTCTCCATCTGTCACAGCACTTGTTTCAATATTTATGCCCTCTCTGTGACAACCATCCACTGTGATCTCCTGCAACCGCTCCACTCTTACAT